AATGCGTTTCTTTGCCCTCCTACAGTTGTACCTACGAGAATACAAGCACCATAACGAGTAGTTAACCACACCAATTGATTATTGATGCTCTGCATAGTACCAGGGCAATCACAACCGTACTGTTCATTGATTTGGAATGAGTTAAAAATTCCTTTTGTTCCGTCCCATGTATAGGTTTCACCGAATATCTCACCACTGATTTTATGAATGGTTAACACATCGTAAAACTTGCCAAATCCTTTTATGTCTTCGTCTGAATTGCCAATAATATTGTAATTGTTATATGGCCAATATGTAGCATTAATTCCTACGCTTGATATTCCTGTCCAGTAATAATAACCTGTGCCATTTCCTCCTACAAACATTCTATTGTCGTTTTGCCCTCCAAATGGGACTGCGTAAATACATTTAAGTATACTATCTATTGCTTCTTGGTCAGTTTTATAGAATTTAACCCTTATATTATTTGTTCCTGAGGGTGGTGCTGATGTCCAAGAAACAACTCCCGTCGCTCTGTTTACTGTGAGATGTGTACCTTCAATTTTATCCCACGTTACACCACTGTCGTAAGAACCTACTATTGCTGTTGCATCTAAGTTAGTGTCGGTTAAGGTATAGGCTACGTTCGCTCCTGTGCCATTAAACGAGTTAATAAGTCCTGCGCCTATGCGGTTGCCTTGCTCATTTAGACTGCCATCACCTGTGGGTGTTCTGTTGATTATAACGAGTGGTGTATATGGTACTACTGGAATTGCTGTTGCACCATCATAAACAATAAAATGACCTGCTTGAATGTAATATAAGTTAGAGTTGAATTTAAAAAAGCTTCCTTTTATAGCAGTTAAACCGGAATAAATTGCTGTTACAACTCCTGCGGAATCTTGTTTGTATATCTTTGTGCCACAATGTTTTATTAGATTGCCTTTGTATAAGCTTTTAAAACTTGCAAAGATAGGAGATTCAACAATTTCAGTTTCATTGAGGAATAATTGACCGAATCTTTTACCAATTTCTCCCTCTTTAAACCAGACATTCAGTGCGTTACTTGTTTTATTTGCACTAATTTTCCATTCTTTTCCTGCCCAATCTACGCCTCCGTCTAGTGAATTAGAAGGTGTAAAGTCTATTTTGGGACTTTTAGGGGCAGGAATACTTTTTGGAGTGATGTACATATTACACCTCCTAAACCATTGAATAAATAGTTTGAACTACAGTGTCAGACACTTGGCTGTTCTGTGTCACGTTCTGGACCTTTTCTATATACAAACTTCTCAACCAACTTGACAAACTTGGATTGTCTGCCGCTGTTGCCATGATCCCGGCTTGCAATACTACTAAATCAATTGCTTTATCTTCTACACTCATTAAAACAGTGTCTAAATCTGTTGGTAAAATCGTTGTAGGATATGCAAAGTAATGTATGTCAAAAGAGCCTTTATCGCCATTGCCTAAAACAATCTTTTTTGTAGCTTCCCACTTATAATTTAAATATGCTTCATAACTTCTTGGGTCTGATTTTAGCATTACATTGTCAAAACTCATAAAGTTACTCGGCATATCGTAGGTTTGAAATGCTGTGTAATCAGGTACATCTTCATCCGTTGGGAACGCATAACCGTACAATCCGGTGTTTCTGATATTGTAGGGATATAAACCTTGAAATTCTATTGTTACTATGTCGGTTGATGTTGCCCCTGTGTTAGCCTTATAAACCGTAAATTGCCTTTTAATTGTGTTGTCGATAGTTTGTACCAAAACATTATTAACTTTGATTAAAACCGTTCCTACGTTGTCTAATTCGAGATAAAAAGACTTTGCCCCCGTTGCTGTTAAGATTTTAGGCATACCGGGAAGATATTGAACCATGTCAAAACCTTGAAATAGCCCTAATAAGTTCGGGATAGGGTTCTGTGTTACTGTGAATAATGCAGGAATTTTAATTAGTGTAGCAATATACGTTTGAGCCTCATTTAAGAAATACGAGAATTTATCTCTATAATCTGCATTCTTTGTTATAGGAAGTGCTACGCCTTTTTTCGTAGCTTCATCCAAATATCGAAGAAACAAATTAAGGCAATCGCCCTTTGTTTTCATGTTCTACCTCCTATGACTTTATTTCTATTTCCTGTGACATTTTTTCTTCTGCTTCAATTGTTCCGATATATGAATTATTCCATAAATCGGCTACGGATTGAGGCACACTAAGTTGTTTACCTACACCTAATATAATTTGATTTCCATTTATACATAGGAATTTTTCTTTTGCAGGGTTTTGTTTGTCTAACGGTATCATCAAGGGCACCATTTCTTCACCTACAAATAATCCGTTGTCTACCTTGCCCCAATTTTTTGTTTGCGCTGTTACGTTCATTTTGTTTCCTCCTTAAAATAAGGGAAGGCGTTTGCCCTCCCTTTTAATGTTATTTTATTATACGTCTAAAACCTCTAACCTAATTATAGCAAGGGGTTGTAAAATAGCTGCCGTAAAGCAACTTTTCCAAGCAACTGTGGAATATAAAGCTAATGGATTCTCTGTATTACCCTCAGTATAAACAAGTATTTCGGGTTTGCTTGAACCACCGATGTCAGGGATTCCAAAAGCATCTGCCCCAATTATGATTATGGATTTTCCTGCAAGGTTTCCACCAGCTCCACCGTTAACAAATACTGGTGCGGTCGTTGTTTCCATGAAGTAGATACCGTAAAGTTGCCCTGCAATTCCGGTTTCTCTATTTGAATTATCAACATAAGTGTTTTGTGCTGCCCACTCAGTTAAATTCATTATCTGTGTAACTGTATCAGGATGAACAAATGCTAAATAACCCATGTTGCCATTAGGCAATTTGATTTTCTTAACATTGTTTTTAACCATTGTTGCTCTGGCTTTTTGGATCTCTGCTGCGGAAATTTTATCTCCTGCTACAAGTAACGCTCTGGAAGCTTTTGCTCCTGCGAACTGTCCGTTAGTTCCTGCAACAATAATATCTCTTACGATAATATCCATTGTCATGCCTGCATGATCGCCAAACATGCCTGAGACTTCTGTAAGTAAAGGGTCTAACCCAACAAGGTCGATAAAATCTGTCAACTTGGTGTATGTACCGAACTGTTGAACAGTTGCAGACACTTTGTCAATAGTCAAATCAATTCCTGTAGGTGTTACACCTTCGACAATAGCTGTAGTTGTTACTGCTGGCATTTGCAATCTTCTCCATGAAGTTGTTGCTCCTGCGTGTCTTGGGATAGTAGTCTTTTTGCCATATTTCATGAAGAATAAAGCATCTTGCAATCTTTCAAGCAATGTTCTTTGATAGAACTCTGCATTTTCTGCCACTAGTCTGTTATTAGTCCCATCACTAGGGGTTGTATAGGTTTGTAATTTAGCTGCCATTTATTATCTCCTTTTATAGTTGTTTTCTCTCCCCTCGCAAAACCTCATTTTGCATTTTCGCAAAGTCGGCTTTAGACATGGAATAAACAGTTTTTTCACTGTTATCTCCACCTCCACCTAATGAACCGGGAGAACTAAGTCCATTAGCTGCAATTTTCTTTATCGTGTCCTGCTGTGCTGTTGCTGTCTGTTTAGCAAAGAAATCCTTTTTGTTTGCAAGAAATACCGCTTCACTAAGTGTCTTACCTTTACTTACTAGGTCTGTTACCTTGTCTGCGTTGGGAATCTTTGCTACCTCTGCTGCGCTTAAATCCTTTAACTGTAAATCTATACCGCAGTCTTTAAGTTCGCTGTTAAGGTCTGTTAAAGCTTCGGTAATTTTGTTCTGTTGTCTGATACTTGATAGTTCTTGGAAGTCTGGGTCATTTTGTTTCCACTGCTCGAATAACGGTTTAACACTGTTAGGGTCAAAACCATTATCTTCTTGAAACTTTGCATTATCCTCGGCTTCTTGCTGGTTTGCTATGGCTTTGTCATATTCAGCTTTGGTGTGTATATTGTGTTCAGCACCAAATAAGCGTGAGTACTCAGCATCTATAGCTTTGCTATTAGTTTCTTTTAATCTGTCACTAAAAGCTTTTGTGGTGCTTACATCAGGTTGAGCAACTTCTTGCGTTGTCTCCTGTGTAGTTTCTGTCGATGTTGCGGGGTCGACTTCATTAGCAGCAACTTGTTCTATTTCATCAGCCATTTGTTTTTACCTTTCGATTAATTTTGTAGGCGAGGTTCGGTATTAAACCGTTTTGCAGCCTTTGTTGCATAGAAAAAGCGACTACCGTTAGATAATCGCTATAATAAGTTAAGCTACATCAGTTTTACTTTTAACTCATACCAAACTGAATGAATCTTTGAGCCATAATATTTACTACATATAAATTCCACCTTTCAAGTTTGTTTTATTGGCTAAATTATCAGCTAAAACATTGACTAAATTATTTATGTTTAACTAATTAGCTGATTGATAGAATGGATCACCTCTTTCAACCCTCAAATGATTCTTGATTAGTTTCTGTTCTCTGCTGCTCTTTCATATTATCTTTACACTTTTCATTCAAACAACCCCATATATGTACCATTGTGATCGTTGTACTACCCTCTGTTGTTTTGTTGCCACCACTCAATACTCGCAAGGGATTACCACATGTTTTGCAATTCATTTAAACCACCTCTATTTTAGATATTTTAGTAACAATTATTTGACCTTCTGGGATTACTCCACCTTCTACTACTTCTGGTAAGTCATACCCTGTAATGATTAGAGTTAATGTCTGTTCAAAGGTGTCAAACTTGGCATCTACTACATCATAATAACCTGGTAACCCTATTTCTTGTAATAACAATGTAGGGCTAATTTTAACTTTTACTGCTTTCATTATCCGTTCACCCCCTGATTATAATTACATCTATCATTTTGCCATGCACCACATTCTTCTTTTGGACAATCCATCAGAAAATATTCTTCAACTAGAATTTCTTCTTGGCTGCTTATAATCCCAGTATCTTCACTGATTAGATTATTTTTATACTGCTTAACCCACCTTGCTGATTTACGGTTGTATGGGCATTGCATTTTCTACCTCCAGTTTATCTTCTTTTTCAATTCTTTCGTTCCAATATTTAAGGAAATTATCGTAATCATCGTCTGTTAAGCCCACGTCTAAAGCAAAAAGCTTATTGAGTTTTGAAAGAATAATTTGGATAACATCCGAAACATCTTCTTTGTAGATATTGTATAATTTCTCATTACTATATTTAGGCATTTTATTGCCCACCTCCATTCACTTGTTGCATTGCTCTGTCAATTATCGCAGGATCTTCTTTTATTGCTGCTTGATCTTTTGCGTTAAATTGTCCTATAACATTCCCTGCTTGCTGTTGCATCTGTGCTTGTTTTTGCTGTAGTTCTAGCATTTGCTTTTCTTCTTTTTCAAAGTCAACTTTCATTTCAGCCGGGATAACATTTGAAGGACTATATTTCACAAATGCAAATTTATCAAGCCATTGTCTGTCTGCCATTTCCTTGACTACTGTCATTTGTAAAGATTCACTTAATATGCTTGTTGGTGTAACATCAATCTTTAAAGCAAAATTAATGTCCTTGCTATCTGCTCCGGTAAATGTCTTTGTAATGTCATTGCCTTGTTCATCTTTACTCTGAATAGGTACCGGCATAGTACCATGAGACTTATTAAATTCCTCATATATTCTGCCAACTCTTTTAAGAGAGCGTAACAACATTTGTACGTTGCCATCCGTAGGCTTCTTAGCTTGGTTCTGCAATGCAATGATTGCCGAAGCTGCCATATTAGCACCGATAACCTCACCGCTTGTAACCTCTGTTGTGCCTGTTACTTGTCTAGTCATATCCATGAGTTTTTCGGCTAGTACTATAGGCATACTTGAAAAGTTAGGCGGTTGCATGAATTTAACACCATCAAATCCGGAAACTTGGTTATGGTCTGTGATTATCTCCCCAGGTTCATTGGTTATTGTCTGACCTTCTAATGCTCCCATCTTGGCAAGTATCTTTGGCCATGCTGTTTGCTGTACACTTAGTAACATCATGCCTAAACCCCAATTTAAAGCTTTCTGATTGGGTATAATGTCCTCTATCATGCTTCTACCGAATGTGCATTTTCTACGTTTCTTAAATACTCCTATTTCTACCGGATATAATGTGAATGGTTTCCCACCATCTGGTGCAAGTGGAGTAGGGTCTTGTACTGTTAATCCCTCAACTACTTGTATCCACATTATTTGTCCGTTTTCTTTGTAGTATTTAGTCCATAATGTTGTTGTGCCTGCCTGTTCGATGTTAATCTTCTCTGAAGAATACTTTGAATCGTTCTTACTATCGTCAGGTACAATTAATGTAGGGTCCTTGCCATTCTTCTTAGCCTTTTCTTGCAATTCCTTTGTGTCTGGATGGCTTCTTATCGCTATCCAAGGTTGCTTTTGAGTTTGCGAAGCTTTCAAGTGAGGATTTCCTACTATAATGTCGATAGGGTCTATTGTTTCACCTTGCATTTTGCCTATATACTTAGTAAACTGACCTCCAGTTATGCTGTTGTCGAATCTGTAGTGAAACACTCCTGTACCTAATACTAAAATATCATTAACAAAGTCTTCGTTTAAGGTGTCTTGGTCTATGTCTGCCCAAGTGGTAGCTGCTGCATCGGTGTAATCTTGACCAGCTTTTATAAGTGGTTCATTATCTGTGTCAGGCTGTAATTCTTCTGGACTAAACATGAGCTTTAACGTCTGGCTCAATATATTTGATTGTTTATTCTCAATAGTGCTATCGCAAAAATTAACTACTGGTCTCGGCATAAATTTTGTCTTTGGTGTTGGTGCTGCCCATTGGCGGCCTTCTGTAAAATCTGCGAACTCTGGCCATGACTTAGCAAATCCCATCTTATTTTGATAGTCTAACCCTCGTTGTATTTCTGCCCATACTGTACCGCTATCTATTGCTACACTCATTTATTTACCTCCACGTTAACTTCATTTCCCCAACAATCCCAACCTTCTACTTTCTGCCTTGCAAATAATTCTATTTTAGGAATACTACCAAACATCTTGACTATTGCTTCTCTTACCTCTTGCGGCTTTTTACTATGCTTAGTCCTATCACGTTTTGCTTCAATCAGTTGTCTGACATTTCTGGCGACAAGATACTGTGTCATTTTCCCTTTAGTACCGAACAAACATATCTCGCTACCTTTCATAGTCCACTGCCCCATATAACATACCTGTTTGCCGCTTAACTCTTTTTTGTTCCATACAAATGCAATGGTTTTATATTTAAATCCCCAGTTTTCCATCACTTCCAATGCATCTGGCAAATGTGAATCGGTTGTCCACATAAAACAGGCACAATTGTCATGGATAATCTGTCTGACTGGTAAGTGACATATATCATTAGTTGACATTACATCATATGCCCTTGTAATTGCTCGGTGGTGGTCTGTCTTGTTAGATGAATACATCCTATTGCCATAACTCCAAGGCGGATCTGCATAAATTATCTGATATTTTTTATTTGGAAACGGTATCATATTATTTACCCTCTCCATAAAGCCATTCCGTCACCTGCTCTGTGCTGTAATTAACTGCCTTATCTTGTTTGTTCTGCTGTACCGCTTTAACAACTGAATCAACTGGATTATGTAACTCTGGCTCTT